AATTATAATAGGTTACATCATCTGTAGTTCTAATAGCAATGAATTCTTGAACTGTAATTGTTTTATCTGCAGAACCTGCATATCCTACATCAGCCATATTTTATCACTCCTCTACACCAATGATTCTAGGAGTATCAATATTACCACCCATGTTTACTACAATAAATTTAGTTCCTGCAGTATATTCTTTTCTATAAACTAACTGTTTAGGTTCACACGTCATTATTCCTCCAACAGCATCAGGAGTGGTAACTTTAACAGTTTTGATACCATCAGGAGTATAGTCTCCATGAGGCATAATATAGAAAAAGAATTTAGGAACTGTAAGCTCTATTGTAGTATCTCCCTTAATCTTTGATTCTCCATTTGGATTTACATAATCTAGTTTAAACTTTCCTTTAGGATTATTAAAAGAAACTGTACCTTGAAGAATTGCATAATGAGCTCCATATAACAATTCTGGACTGTTTGCATAAGAATCAGGATTCATATTGTTTGCATTCATTCATATCACTCCTTTTATATATGAGTTTTTGAACACTAAAAATACCCATAAGTAGATATTATAAATATGATCAATATACATTGGTCTATATTATTTTTGGAGGTTTTTGTATTATGTTTGACCGAAATGAAAGCGTTAACGTAACTCGTAAATTTCTTATTGCTCTTGGTATGGAACTTCAACCTAGCACCAATACTCTTGTAGATCAAGAGACTAAAAGCCCTATTTACTTTGAGGGAAAAATTATCAAAGCAAATAATGATCCTGATAAAGCATTGTATATTTCTGAATACGATGTAAAATTGGATCCTCTGGATCCTAAGTGTACGAAAATTGTTGAGAGACTTTTTGGAAAGTTTCTTGATGATAATAGTTCTCCTGAAATGCAGAATATCCCTGAAGTATTGACTTATTTCTTTGATAAAAATGAAGAAGATAGATTGTATCGTTTGAATATTAAATATGAAGACGGTACTAAATGGGTTGGTAATTGGTTCCTTAATAAGATTCTATGTTATCTGGAAGCTATCTTTAGTATTGATGGCACGTTTAGTGATATTGATCTAAAAGTATATGATGTAGATCAGGATGAAGAGGAGAATCAATGATAGTATTAAATAAAGAACAAGAAGAAGCTGCCCAGAGAGCAGTTCACTGGTTTCATTTTTCATCGCAGCAATATTTTTCTATCGTCGGTTATGCGGGAACCGGGAAAAGTGTAGTTATTTCTGAAATTATCAGAAGACTAAAACTTTCTCCAGAAGAAGTATTACCTATAGCATATACAGGACAGGCTTGTACAATTATGAGAACAAAAGGATTTGTTAATGCTTGTACTTGCCATGCAGGATTATTTAATCCTGTAAAAACTCCTGTAACGGATGCTTTAGGACATCCAGTAATAGATAAGCAATTTAATACTCCTAAAACTGTCTGGAAGTATATCCCTAAGAGCTTTGAAAATACTAAGATTAAATTGATTGTCTTAGATGAAGCATGGATGGCACCAGACTTTATTAGAAGAGAATTGGATAATACCGGAATCAAAGTATTAGCTGCTGGAGATCCTGGACAATTGCCTCCTATTGGTGGTAATCCTGCATTTCTAATGGATGGAATCATCTGTAGACTTACTGAGCTTATGAGACAGTCAGAAAAATCTCCTATTGTATATCTTGCTAATAAAGCAAGAAATGGAGAACCTATTTGCCCTGGAGTTTATGGTAATTCTGTATTCGTAATCTTTGAAGACGAATTGAATAATGAAATTCTATCTAGATCTCATATAGTAATCTGTGCAAGAAACGCTACACGAGATTATTTAAATGATAGAGTAAGGCATGAAATACTTCATAAGTTTTCTAGATATCCAGAATATGGTGAACGTATAATTTGTAGACGAAATAACTGGGATAAATCTGTTGGAAATATCCCTCTAGTAAATGGATTAGTAGGAACAGTAATTTCTCCTCCTGATGTAAGCCGAGTAGAAAAGGATACTTTAAAGCTAGACTTTCTACCAGATCTTACTAATGAGAAATTTAGTAATCTAGATATTAATATCAGATATCTAAATATGCCTTATAAGGATAGAGAATTCTATGCTAAAAATCCATTCTTTCAGGGTGAACAATTTGAGTATGCATATGCTTCTACTGTACATCTAGCTCAAGGATCTGAATATCTTTGCGGTACTTATATTGAAGAAGCAATGAATCCTCAAATGGTAAAAGCAGCAAACTATACTGCTATTACTAGATTTAAACAACAGATGGTCTATGTTATGCATAAACCTAAATTCTGGAGAATTTATTAAGGAGAATAAATTATGTATCAGCAGCATCCTGATCAATATGTATTTAATCCTGGTGGAGTAACTCCTATTTCATCTACTATGAATAGTACAAATATTTTACATCCGGAACTTGTAGGTAATCTTTATAGAGACAATACTGGAGTTTTATGGATGACTCTGATGTATGCATCAGGAGTCAGAACCTATATTCTAAGCTATAATATCATGAATCTTTTTGTGAATGCTTATATCTGTAAAGATTCCGATGATAAGAAATTTGTTACTTTTACTCTTGGAAATCTTAAAATCAATGTCAAGTATGAGAGTATTAGAGGATATAAATTGCTCGATAAACTTACTATGCTTGGTGTTGAATTTGGGATTGATGTTCCAAAAACTAAGAAAGCAGATGCATTAAATACTCTAGTTGTAAAATCTATTTTCCAGAATGGATTTATCATTTTGGATAAAGATGCATTTGATAAAGAATATAAAAAGGAGGGTGTAGAATTTGTATAATATGGAAACAGATGAAGATCTAATGAGGATCATTAAACAGGTAGAAGAGGAAAACAATGCTACTCTAGCAATGGCTATTCCTGCTGTTACCTTTGAAGACGATCCTGATGAAAAGATCTATATTCTTCTTCTTACCACTTATGATTCAGAAGTCAATGCAAGAGACTGGTCCGTTAGTAAAGGAAGACAGAATACTTATAATTATCTTAAAGGATTGATTAAAGATGAAGTAATTGATCCTAATCTATCTTTTATCATTGCCTGTGATACAGATACTACGAATCCTATGAAGCCTAATGCAGTTCCTAATTCTAAACCTATTACAGTATTTAGATTTATGAAAGTTATGCTTGATGGAATGAAAGTATTGGATGATATGGATGGATTTGATATCAATGATTTCAATCCTTCTGAGCAAATGGGTGATAAAACTATTCTTGAGGAGATATTATAATAATAGAAAGACATGAAAGGAGTAAATAATTATGTCTTATTTTGCACCAAATTATAATGTTTATCAAGCACTTGTAAATGGATCACTTCCTGTAATTCATGAAACTGAATCTCAGGTAAATATTCCTGAGAGTTTCAACCTTCCTACCTATGCAGCTCCGGAGAAGAAATCTGTAGAACCTAACTTTAGTTCTGCTATCATTGAGAGTAAGCCTATCAATGAAGCAACTATTGATTTCTCTAGTTTGGTCACTACTACTCCTATGGAAACTAGTGTACGTCAGCAGTTTGAGATTTCTCCTGTAAATGATCCTAGCGATGTGATTATTTATAATCAGATTCCTCAGCAACCCACTATTGGTTCACTTATTAATAATCCTGTACCTGACAGCATTTGCAATGGCAGAAAATTGTCTAACTGGTTTACACGAATGATTGATCAGCGTGGTGAAGATTTCATTACTGCTGGCAAAGTTTCAGTAGATGAAGTTGGTAAGAATGTAGATAGAATCATTGATGATATTATCTCTGGTAGAGTAGATTTCTCTAAGCATGGTAAATATATCATTGAGCCTGTCATCATTGATACCATTCTTGATTATTGTGCAAACAAAGTCAATCTGAATACTGCAAATCTCTATACTCAGAATTATTTCTATTCTGATTATGTCAATCGTGGCCAGTATATGCAGAATGATCCTGATAGATTTGGCATTCTGAACACCAATGACAATATGGTTAGAAATATTGTGAGATCCATGAGCATGGCTGACAGGGACATTGGTATTTATACGATTCTGTATAATAAGTTTATGGCTGTTAAGACTACTAAGAATGCGATGACTCTTATTAGTCTTAACAATGAGCTTAATGCTTATAGAAAGCTTTCTAAGAAATAATAAGTAAAGGAGATAAATCATATGAATAAAGAAGAAGTACTTTATCTATTTGATAAGTATAAGGATCGCCCTTTTGAAATCGATAGTGGAGACTCTGCAGCAGTTCTTCGTGGTAATATTGATGGCCACTGGCTGTTTCTGAAGGGAGACTCTGTTGTCGAGGTTAAGAAGAATACTCCTGATGGATCCTTTAATATTGCTAATACTAATCAACCTCAGTGTCCTTTCAAGGTTACTGTTCTGAGCTTTGATAATATTGCTTATATCAGATCTTTCATTAATTCTGATCCTAGTGATGTTGATAAGCAGATTGGTGATCTTGAGCCTATCGGAACTTCTAAGAGTATGGCAGATATTCTTAAAGAAATTAAGACTGATACTATCTATCATGCATCCTCTGCAACTGGATTCCTGAATACTGAAGCTACTGCACCTGGTACTATGTATGGTAACTTTAGAGGATCTGTCCTTTCTACTGAGATTGGTGGAGTTCCTAAGAATGTTGCTGATAAGGTTCTTACACCTAAAGAATAAGTATAGATTTACACCTACTGCAACATAAAAATACTGTTATGATTGTGTCTGATTTTCGTTTGTTAAAATGAAAGTTGGGCATATATTATAATAATGAACAAAAGCAATATCTCACTTGCTTGAGTTCACGTCCGATCTTCCACACTTTTAATTTGCGCAAATTAAAAAGACAAAGGAGTAAACAACAATGATGAACAACACTATGTATCCGAATGGTTACGCAATGCCGATGGGTGGTTATCCTCAGCCTGCTGCTCAGCAGACCGGTGGTAATACTAACTGGCTGTCCCCTGATAAGATTGCTCGTCTGAAGAAGGACAATGCTCAGTTCTCTCTGAGTGTTTCTGATGAAGAGCTTCTGCGTGGCCAGTGCAATCATTATAATCCTGATAAGTCTTCTGCTCTGGTTGAGAATCCTGATGGTAGCTATACTTGCTCTATCTGCGGTACTACTTTCAATGCTCATGCTGGTACTACTGAAGATGTCAAGAATGCAGTTCAGCTGGTTCTGGATTATATGAATACTTGCAAGACTAGCTATCTGTCTCTGAGTGCAGATGCTGCTCTGACTTATTTCCAGATTATTCCGTTCCTGGAGAAGTTCCCTGCTCTGTATGATCTGGCTATTAAGGATTATGCAAAGCACAACAACATCAATCCGATGCAGAGCCAGAATGGTATGAACACCTTTGCAATGTATGCAAATCTGGTCAACTCTCCGATGTATGCTCAGCCCGGTATGATGGGTGGCGTTCCGATGGCTGGTGGCTATCCTCAGCAGCCTTATGGCTATGCTCCTGGTTATGGTGCTCCTGTGCAGCAGCCTGTCATGAACACTAATATGCCTCAGCAGCCTGGCTACAATCCGATGTATGCTCACCCCAGGCAGCCTGCAGCTCCTCAGCAGCAGACTGTTCAGACTGGTTATCGGCCTGCACAGACCGGTTATGCATTCAATCCTCAGGGTCCTGCACAGCCGATCAATACTAATATGCCTCAGCAGCCTGCTCCTACAGCTCCTCAGGCACCTGCTGCTCAGCCTGCTGCAACTGAAGCTGTTAAGGTTCCCGAGACTTTCCAGAAGTAATTTCTAAGTAAGTTCATAAGCAACAATCGTATCGTCATAATAAATATTGGAGTGGAGGGCATGAGTCCTCCACTCCTTTATTTATTATTTTTAAATAAGTAATAATATAGAAATATCATTTATTGAATTATTGAATTTTGGTAAATGATCTTACGTAGAACTCAACAATAATCCGAAATTGGTTTCCCAAGGAAAGATTATTTTCATATAAAGCAAAATTAAAGTTTCAATGAACAAGTACACATAAATAGGAGGAAAAGACTGAGAATGAATAAAAATATTGATGACTGTGAAGATATGCCTCATGAAGCTATTGATGTTATGAGTGATCATGACTATGTAGATTACATGGGAATGACTATTGGCAATGCTTATGTGCTAGGAAAGACTACTCCATATATAAATCCAATCACTGGAAAGAAATCTTCTAAATCAAGATATCTTTGCAAGTGTAATCTTTGCGGTAAAAAGTTTATGGTACGTAGAGATACACTTACAGATTATATTAGAGGAAAATATAACAGCCCATTATCTTGTGGATGTGATAAGACAAGAAAGCCTATCACTCCAGGAGAGAAAATTGGTAAACTTACAGTAAAAAGATTAATAAAAGATGGAAGGTATTCAGAAGATAGATTCTGGATTTGCAAATGTGATTGCGGAAGAGAAGTAGAGAAAAGAGAAAGTAATCTTTTAAATAGAACAATTAAAGATTGTGGAATGTGTGGTAAAATTAAATCTGTGCATGAACCTTATAAGGTAGGACAGAAACTTGGAATGCTTACAATTCGAGAAGTACATAATGCTGGAAATGTAAGTACAGAATATTATATTTGTGATTGCGATTGTGGTACAAAAGGAGTTGTGAAGAAATATACACAATTAAATTATGAAAATGCTTCTTTAAACTGTGGATGTGTAAATGTCCAAAAGATGAAGAACCTTCATGATAAAACTAGAAAACATGGTTTGTCTGATACTAGAATTTATGATACTTATAATGGAATGATAAGACGATGCTATTGCAAGACTGATGAACATTATAAAGATTATGGTGGTCGAGGTATTTATGTTTGCGAGGAATGGCAAAAGAAAGATGATTATAGTGGGTTAAAAGCGTTTGTTGATTGGGCATATAAAAATGGATATAATGATAATTTGTATATTGATCGTATTGACGTAAATGGCCCATATTCTCCTAGTAATTGTAGATGGGTATCAATGACTATTCAAGCAAATAATAAAAGAGATAGTGTATATATTACTGCTAATGGAGAAACATATACATATGCTCAATGGGAAGCAGCTTCTGGTATTAATCAAAATACTATTAGAAAAAGGTGTGAAAAAGGATATGACCCTTATACTGCAATATATACTCCTACACCTACAAATAATGATTGTGTAAATGCAATTTATTTTGTAGATGAATATAATAATCCTATAAGTCAATTCAATAAAGAATAAATAGATGAGAGGAGTTAATAATTAATGGCAAAACTTACTGCTGAGCAAATGAAGAATGTTGATACCTATGATAAAGACATTACTCACATTGAGGGTACAATCAATGCGGTGAGGGCGCGTAGCGGCATGTACCTGGGCTGTAAAAACGAGATAGGATTATTGACGATGTTTCGTGAAATTTTCCAAAATTCTGTTGATCAGCTTTTGTATGATAAATCCCCTTGCAACTATATTTCTGTTCTTTTTGATGAAAGAGACTATAAGTTTGTAGTCATGGATAATGGTCTAGGAGTGCCTTTCTCAAAATTAATTTCTGTATTTACGGAGGGGCACACTGGCAAGAACCTCACAGAGAAGAAAGAAGGAGACTATTCTGCTGGTTTAAATGGTATTGGTGCTAAAGCAGTTAATGCAGTTTCGGAATATTTTGATGTCAAGTCTTATCGCTATGATGGTACTTGTAAGCATGTTCTGTTTAAGAAAGGTGTCTTGAAGAAAGAAGAGATTATTAAGAATCCTGAAAAACTTCAAGGTACTAGAACAGAATTTACTCCTGACCATAGTATTATGGGTGAGACACCACTGGAACCTGGAATGGTATATACTCTGGTAAGAGATACTTTGTCTCTATTGCCTATTGGAGCTACTATTGACTATACTTCTATTAATAAGCGTGGTAAGACTTATCATGAGAAGATGGTCAATGAAGATGGTATTGCTACAAATATTCTTGGTAAGTGTGCTAGTATGCTAGTTCCTCCTATTATCATTAAGAATGATAATGGTCATATGAAACTAGAGTGTGCATTTACTTTTGACCAGCAAGACTTGGGCGGTGAAGATGTTACAGCATATGCTAATATGTGTCCTACAAGTAGTAGTGCATTGAATACTCATGTTACTGGTACTTTGGATGGTATTTGCACATGGTTTGGAAATTATATTAATAAGATTTATCTGACAGATAGAGAAAAGAACAAGATTAAGATTGTTCCTAACGATGTCAAGATGGGTCTTAAAGTAATGATTTCTGCATGGCATCTGGAACCTCAGTTTACTGGACAAGCAAAAGAGGTTCTGTCCAATCAGGATTTTAAGCCTTTTGCTAAAGAGACTATTATGAATGGTCTAGATAACTGGGCTAAAACAAAACCTCAGGATTTGCTGAAAGTTTGTAAGTTCCTGAAAGATATTGCTCTTGTGAGAATCAAAGCAGATAGTGAAAAGGTTAAAGTGACTGCTAAGTATGCTACTAGTGCTACTACTGGATTGCCTGCTAAGTATGTCAAACCTTCTAGCAAAGATCCTAATAAGATTGAGCTCTTTATTGTAGAGGGCGACTCTGCACTAGGTTCTGCAAGATCCGCAAGAAATGTTGAAACACAGGGTATTTTCCCGATTAGAGGTAAGATTCTAAATGTCTTTCAAGCAAGTCCTCAAAAGATTGCCGCAAATAATGAGGTTATGGCAATCACTCAGATTCTGGGAGCCGGGTATGGTAAGCACTTCGATATCTCCAAACTTAAGGTATCGAAAGTTATTTTTATGACGGATGAACAATAACAGCGTCCAAAAATGCTTTTCGTGTTCGTCACACGGGTTGATGATTTAATCATTAGCTAACGGTAAGAGCTGAATAAGACTAGTGTATGAAGTCGAGAGAAGATATACACTTATAAATCCATAGACGAAGCAGCTCTCTAAGAAAGCCTAAGGTCCATTAGAACAGTGGATAGCTTGGTAATACCGTGGGAATCAATAATAGAATATTATTGAAGCCTGTAACGACTATTTCCATGAAGGAAAGTACGAATACTATTGACACGTATTTGGAAAGAGCATTCTAGGTTTAGAGAAGTATAGTATCTAAGCATAGTAACATATAGTCTACCCTCTCACTAACGTGAGAGTACCGAAATAGGGCCGATAATGATGGTGCACATATCGCAGACCTTCTTCTGCTTGTGTGTCTGAAGATGTTCCCTGGCTTAGTCGAATCTGGACGAGTCTATAAAGCAGTTCCTCCACTTTATGGAATTCCTATGGGAAAGAATCGTATGAAATATTTTGCAGAGCGTGTTGACTTTGTGAGATATATGCAGAAGGAGTATTATAAGAAGAATTCTGTTACAGATCTTAAGGGTAAACCTATTGATTCTGCTACCTTTACTAGAATTCTGATTGAGAATTCTGATTATATTTATGACTTCTCTACGATTGCTGAGAGATATAAGGTTAATCCTATTCTGTTGGAAATTGTTATCTCTTCTTATATTAAGAAAGAAAAGTTTGAGACTCTGCGTAAGAGAATCACTTCTGAATTCAGATTCATGGAAAATGAGAATGTCACTAAGATGGGTGATACTATCAGAATCAAGGGTCTGATTAATGGAAGAATTGAAACAATTTTCTATAATCAAAGATTCATTGAAGATTGTAAAGATCTAATTGAACCTATTAAGAAAGCAATGAATGAAGATCATATGAGATTCATTGTTAATGGTCAGAAAGTTGGTTTGTATGACTTGGTATCTACTGCAATGAATACCATTGGTAGTGTGAACCGATTTAAAGGTCTGGGTGAGATGAATGCTGACCAGTTAGCAGAATCTACTATGAGTCCTAACACTCGTACTCTGATTCAATATACAGTCGATGATATTAATGAGACTATTAAAATCATTCGTCAGTATGATTCTAATAAGAAACTCATTCTTCAGGAGACTGGTGTTGTTGATCGTAGTGCATTGATTGGTTTGTAAGAATAAGGGAGACTAGTAGCACCGAATTACTAGTCTCTCTTTATTTTATTTAAGGAGAAGATGATATGTATATCGAATATAAACGTATGCATCTTGGTAAAGAACCTCAAACCTTTATTACCGAACAATTTGCTGGTGCTGATAATAGTAAATATTATTCTACTACAAGACTTCAATATGGAGCTATTCTAATTTTTATCAAAGATTTCTTTAAAGATACAGATATTTTTAAAAATTGGGAATATAATATTGAGATCAAGCATATTAACACTAATAGCCTTTCTTCAAAATCTATTATCGATCATTATAAGCAGAAATCTGATTGCTCATCTTCTCAAATTGAGAAATTTAAAGTATATGTAAGATCTGCTGAATATGGATATGGAGATAATAACTGTGCAAAGTTTAAATTCTGGCTTAGTGGAACTTGCATCGTAAAATATGAATTCTGCAATCCTGATTATATGGTTCCTATCTTTAAGGATAAATGGCCTCCTAAAGAAGAAGTAAAGAATGATTCTTCAGAAGACAATCTTGGTACAGTTTCTATAAGCGATAAAGATCAGTCTGTAGAAGGCACTAGTTTGGTAATTGGTTCTCAAGCAGATGAGTTTATGAAAACTATGAATACAAAATTTATGAGAAAGAAAGGAGAAGACTAATATGGATACTAAATGGATTAAGAATGAAAATGGTGAAGTAAGCATTGCTACTTATAATAGAGACGATGCTTATAAGAGACCTTGCGTTCAAGATATCTATGATAATCTTCCTGATTTTAATGATTCTATTCAGTGGATTCTCAATGTGCGTCCTAATGAAGACTGTACAGTTCAGGATGTATTTGATTGCTTGATCAATGATTATTCTAATATTGATATTCTGCTATTTGCTCAAGCTGGTACTATTTGCCCTATTCCTGCTAGCGGAACTATTAAGGAAGGTAAAGAGTTCATTTCTAATCAGAAGAATCTTTTGACAAATTCCATGTTTGATCGAATTTCTTTTAACCGTTGCATGGAACATTCTTATGGAAATGATTGTATCTATCTCTTCCATAATGATACTGCAGAGAATTGGATTAAAAATAATACTGGAGAGAACAAAATTATTGATTATTCCACTGGAGAATTTGCAGAATATAATAAATGAAAGTCAGGTGTAAATAAATAATGGCCGAAGTAATTCGTCAAAATACAGCTCATAAGCAGTATATTGAAGATCTGGCTCTATATACCATTGCAACTAACTTGGTTCGTGCATTACCTGATGTACGAGATGGTTTGAAACCTGTTGCAAGACGTATTCTTTATACTCTTATGAATGATGAGAAAGCAATCGATCCTGCTCATCAGGTTAAGTCTGCAGCAGTAGAAGGTACTGTTATGAAGAAATATCATCCTCATAGCGGCACTTATCCTACTTTCAAGACTATGGTAAACTGGTTTGAGATTAAACAGCCTATGATGATCGGACAAGGATCATTCGGTACAGTTTCTGGCGAGGTAGCATCTGCACAGAGATATACTGAGTGCTGTCTTAGTCCTTTTGGTCTTGAATGCGTCTGTGGAGCATTGTATAATAGCAATGAAGTAGTAGACTGGAATCCCACTTATGATAATAAAAATATGGAACCTCAGTATCTACCCGTAAAGGTTCCTCTTCTTCTTATCAATGGTATTCTTGGTGGTATTGGTACAGGCATCAAAGCAGATCTACCTTCTCATAATATGGGAGAAGTTATTGATGCTACTTTGAGATTGATTGACAATCCTAAAGCAGATGTAATTCTGATTCCTGATCATTGTTTACCCTGTGAGATCATTGATACTGATTGGAAAAATATCTGTAATAAAGGTTATGGCTCTTATCGTGCTAGAGCAACTATGAGTGTTTCTCATGATAAGAATGATTATCCTTATATTACAATTACTTCTCTTCCCATTTATGGCACTAATAATGTCGTAAATAAAATTGATGAAGGAATTGCAGCAGGTAAATTTCCTCAGATTCTTGATGTCAATGATGAATCAAAGAATGATTATGGTGTAAGAATTGTTATTAAACTCAAGAAGGGTACTGATGTAAACTTCGTTAAAGAAGCTCTGTATAAGTATACTCCTTGTGAGCAATCTTTCCGAGTCAACTTTGAAGCAGTCTATGGCACAGAGCTAGTCCGTCTGTCTTATAAGGAATATCTAAATCTGTTTATCAGATTTACTACTGATAATAAGATTAAAGAATATTCTGCAAGGCATTATGTAATTTCTACTAGATTGCATAAATTGGATGCATTTATCAAGATCGTAGGATCTCCTGATATTGATAAGATTATTAATCTTATTAAGAAAGGAAAAGCCAATACAGACAATGAGCTGGTTGAGCTTTTGATTAGTAAATATAAACTGACTGATATTCAGGCATCTTATATTATTAATGCTCAGCTGAAGCAATTGTCTAGAGGATATCTTGATAGATATAAGGCAGATTTTAAGAAGTTGAGTGAAGAAGAAGCATGGCTAGAAGGACGAATTTCTAATAGTAATCTAATTCTCCAAGATGTCAAAGATGAATTGATTGCTATTAGAAATAAATATGCAACTCCTAGACTGTGTAAGGTTGTTAAAGTTAGTAATCTTGGAAATATCCCTGAAGGCACATTTAAATTCGTTATCACTGAAAACAATTACGTTCGTAAGATTGGTGAGAATGAAAATGTAAATATTGTTAAGGGAGATAGACCTAAGTTTATTCTGACTGTAAGCAATCTTGAAAATGTTCTTCTCTTTGATAATAAGGGTAGAGTATTTAAGCTTCCGATTCACAAGATTCCGATTATGGCTAAGAACGATCCTGGTATTGATGTAAAGGGTATTATTAAAGGACTTACTGCAGATATTATCTCTGTACTTTATGAGCCTATGGTTATTAAACTTGCAGCTCTGAAGAATAAAGTATATATTGCAATTCTGTCTAAGAATAATACTATTAAGAAACTTGATATCCAGGATTTCCTTAATGTTCCTCCTTCTGGTATTATCTATTCTAAGATTAATCAGGATGATGACATTGTAGATACTCAGCTTGTATCTGATAATATGGATTTGGTTCTGTATAGTGATACAAAAGCTCTGAGAATTGCTTCTACTGATATTACTCTTCTTAAAAGGAACACTATCGGTACTCTGGGAATGGGAGGACAGCATGGTCCTATGGAAGGAATGAGTATTATCTACACAGATAAGAAGAATCCTTCTAAGTATATTCTCGTAGTAACTGAGTCTGGTAAGGTTAATAAGTTCTCTGCTAGTGGCTTTGAGAGAAGTCAGAGAAATAAAGCTGGTAGTAAAGTTATTGATCTTGCTAGAGGCGATCGTATTAAGACTATCTTTGGAGTTTCTGATAATAATGTACTAAACATTACTACCACTGGAACTAATTATAGTCTGAATATTTCTGAGATACAGATGATGAGTTCTGTCAGTAAGGGAATTAAGGTTACTGGCAAGAATGAAATTGTAATCAGAGCTACTATTTCTTAAAGATAATATAAATGGGTAAGGGATTAACTCCCTTACCCATTATTTTTTACTCTATAGAATTAGTAGAAATGAGTTTAGCGAGGCATCTTCTTGATCTTCTCAGCCTGAGCCTC